GCACCGAGCCCCTTGAGAGATCGGAGCAGGAGGGAAACTACAGCAACCGACTGCAGGTACTTACGGGTATCTTTGCCGTCGCGCTGTTTGCCCTTGGTGTAACCTCGCCCATGAAGAGCAGGAAGAACGCTTCGTACCTCGTTACCTTTGCCGCAGTTCTTTGGGCAGCCGGCATCGGGCTAATGATCACAATCCCCGTAATTTTGCTGTAAGGAGAAGATATGTCATACGGACTTGCAAACATCCCGCCAATTTCTTGCTACGTTCGCAGGGAGTATCTGCGCGACCTCCAGGACGGACACGGCGAGTTCACTCCGGCCTACTGGGTAACCGTCAAGGCTATTCGTCATCGCGCTCTTTACATTGAGGCATTTCTTCCAGAGTACGGAGCGCTTTATGACAAGCTTCCCATCAGCGCCTTTGTGCAAACACCAAACACCCCAAAAGTTGATCTTGGTCTTGGCGAACTTCAATTATGGGATGCAAACTCAACCCAGCTTGCTGTGATTGAAAAAGCCGTTCTTAAGGGCATGCGCTGCAAGTTCCGAACCTCAGACGGGAAATGGAACGAGGGGCATTACATGTTCACTGTAGACATGGTGCACAGCGACCCAAATGAGATTAACGCTAACTGGGCCAGTCTTCCTGCTGAGCATAAGTCCTATAACTTTATTCGCCTAGACAACGGGCAGTACGCAGCTCAACCAAACAACCGCATTCTTTGGCTAGACGAGGCATTGGTTTACAAGGAAACAAAGATGCCTGACTTCAAGGTCAGCACAAAAGAATTTGCGGCGGAGGGTGCTCGTTGGCGCCTTGGCAAGGAGGACTCTTGGAACTACGAAGCGCAAGACGCTAAGGCGGAGAAGAAATTCCTGCAACCACTCAACCCAGACCCGATCACCGCCCTTGCAAAAACACTAAAGGCTAAGTCTCAGATTAAGGGGTAGTGCCGCTGGGGAGAAAGGAGTTCAAGCCCCAGCGACCCGAAGATACTACACCATTGTGATGTATACTGCTGGCATGTCGGGAGAGAAGGGCAATGCCCCTACGGATCGGGTTTGGGCTATCTGGGTTTTGTATGCCCAAGATTTTCCCGTGTCCATTACCCTTGACCAAAGAAACCAACAGGACGATCTTCCATATTTGGTGACTGTTGGAGATGCAGAAGAGCCGCTTTGCCGGCTGAGCGACGAGGAGACCTCATGGCTCCTTGCAAGAAAGGTGGGAATCCGATGAGCCGCTTACTGATGATCGTTCCGAGCCGAAAGCGCCCAAAGGCATGCGCTGAGGTATTGGAGGAGTTTAGGAAAAACTCTACAGACTCGGACATCTTGTTTGGCCTTGATGAAGACGACAAGAGCGAGTACGCCCCAGAAGTCCTTGAGCGAGCCGAGATCAATCCAAGGCTGCGGATGGGCGGAACACTAAACCTTCTTGCCAATAAGTACGCAAACCAGTACGAATATCTTGGCTTTATGGGTGACGATCACCGCCCGAGGACTGAAGGATGGGACGTGAAGTTGTGCGAGGCGATTGGCAACAAGCCAGGCGTCGCATACGGCAACGACCTTCTTCAGGGCGCAAACCTGCCAACGGCGGTTGTCCTTTCATCCAAGATTGTTCAGCGCATTGGCTATATGGTGCCGCCAACGCTCGTGCATATGTACATGGATAATTTCTGGCGAGACTTTGGTCAAAGCCTAGGAAACCTAACTTATTTGGATGATGTAATCCTTGAGCATCTTCACTACCTTGCCGGAAAGGCGATCAACGACCTCCAGTACCAAGAGGTAAACGCCTCTCACGTCTATGAAAATGACCGAGTTGCTTACGCTCTCTACCAGTCTGGGCAATTTGATAAGGACATCCAGAAAGTCCTGTCGTAAAGTGTATCGAGCAAGATTGCGTCAAGCGTACGACGAGAAAAGTTTAAAAAACATATACCCCTCGCCACATGACCACACAGGATTCCACGATCATATCCTTAGGGTTCAGGCAACCATCGCGGTTGCGAGATGGCTGGGCCCGATTTCTACGGCAGCAGACCTATCTGCTGGAGACGCAACAATCATAAACTCTCTAGAAGTTGACAAGAAGTACATCGGCGACTTTGCGCCAGGCTACGAAATTACTGGACCAATTGAAGAGACCATCCACTCAATTCCAGGGGTTGATCTATTCATTTGTTCGGAAACACTTGAGCATCTTGATAACCCAGAAGCCGTTCTTTCTTCCATCAGAAGCAAGGCGAAACACTTGATCCTAACCACGCCAGACGGCGAGGGCCAGGCTGGAAACCTAGAGCACTACTGGGGGTGGGATTCTGAGTGCGTAAAGGGAATGATTATTGAGGCTGGGTTTGAGCCAATGTGTCTATCTCTTATCAAGCTCAGGGAATATGGTTACGCGTATGATTATCAAATCTGGCTTGCAAAGAGTTCGGATAAGGCAATACCAAGCAAGAGTAGGAGTGGAAAATAATGAATGTTTTGATTACGGGACACAGAGGGTTTGTTGGCAAGCACTTCCGAAAGTTCTATGAGAACCAAGGGCATCAGGTCTTCGGTGTTGACATTGTCGGAGAGCCGTCTAGGGACGCTCGAGACTTCTTCCGCAAGGACGACATTCAATGGGATCTAGTTATCCACCTTGCAGCGGTTGTTGGCGGTCGGGCAAAGATTGAGGGCGACCCGCTCTCTGTTGCGGTTGATCTCTCCATTGACGCAGAGATGTGGCAGTGGGCGATTCGGACAAAGCAGAAGCGGGTAGTGTACTTCTCCTCATCTGCTGCTTACCCAATTGAACTCCAAACGCGAAACGATCACGTATCTCTTGCTGAGCACATGATCAACCTCAGCGACATTCGCAGCCCAGACTTTACCTACGGGTGGTCAAAGCTCACTGGCGAGTATCTTGCCCAGTTTGCGGAGGCTGAGGGGGTGCGCACTCATATCTTCCGCCCCTTCTCTGGCTACGGGGAAGATCAGGCGCTTGATTATCCGTTCCCGTCGTTTATTGACCGCGCCAAGCGCAAGGCAGACCCGTTTGATGTTTGGGGCGATGGACTCCAGACTCGCGACTTTGTGCATATTGACGATATTGTGCAGACTGTTAATGCTGCTATTGATCAAGATTGCCGCGAGCCGCTCAACATTGGGACGGGGCGACCAACCTCATTCCTTGAGCTTGCCGCGCTTGTGACTGGGCAGGCTGGGTACTCGCCAGAGATCATTACGCATCCAGACAAGCCAGTTGGCGTGTTCCACCGAGTCTCAGACCCAGCAATGAGTTTCCAGATTTGGCAACCACGTATTACACTTGAAGAAGGCATCCGTCGGGCTCTTTTGACAGACTGACCTCCTGCCGCTACGATGTAGCGAGAAAGGAGGCATCATGGAACCACTTGTATATCCAATTTATAAAGACGATGCCGAAACGTTTGATAAGACGTTTGCAAATATCTATAACGAGGCATACGCTCTTCTAGTCGCCAAGCAGCAACGCTACGGCGATTCAAACATTGAGCAACTTGGGCTACATGGCGTCATTAGCCGCATTGCCCACGACAAGGTTGCCCGGGCGAAGAAGTTCATGAACGGCAAGATTGTGAACGGTCAGGTCATTCTTGACCCGTTGGATCAGACCACGGATGAGTCGCTTGCCGATACCCTTCTCGACATTGCAAACTATGCGCTTATTGCCGTAGCCTTGCAGCGCGGGCAGTGGGGGCGACCGCTTGAGAGCGATTTGCCAGAGCGACCAAAGAAGTGAACAACCAACTTCTCCAAGCCATTAAGGCAGCCAGACAAGACGGTCGTGTTGATGCGATTAAGGATCTGCATCAACGCATCGTGGAACTGACTGACTGGGCTGAGGCGAAGTCGGCGGATGATCAATACCATCGCGGGATGCGTGATGGTCTAATTATGGCAATGGAGGCGATTGGATTAAACCGATGGAAAACAAAGAGAGATACGAAGTCTGGAAAATAGAGTTGGTTAGCGAAGGAGAATGGAGATGGGCAATTTGGGACACCCAAGAAAAAAGGGTAACGTTCAGCGGGGCGGAAGAAACCTGCGAAGCAGCGACGAAGACGGCGCAGGAATTCTTTACTACTCTGATGTTTATCGCGGAACTGGACCTAAGTCCAGAAAACTCAAAGTAGATCGCTGGCTTGCCACGTCCATGCTGATCTCGTTCCCGCCGATGGGCGAAGAGCGAGAGGCTAAGGTGACAAGCGAGTCTATGGAGTCGGTAAAGATGACTCTTGACGCGATCTCTGGATCAAAGTCGGTTGTTGATGTCACTGCGCCTACTGGCAAAGACCCAGTCTGGACAATTGAGGCAAGGGTTGAGATCAACGGGATGATGCAAGAGTTTTCCCAGTCGTCAATAGACCTTAACGATGCCCTGTCCAAGACATTGTTCTGGGCGAACGGAATCAGCAAGTGCTAAGCAGGAAGCAGAAGCGCCTAGGCGACCTACTTGACCGCGCGGTTGACGGACCTTTGCCGATGATGCTTGTTGGTATTGCGGACGGCGCAAATGGAAAGATTGAAGTTATTGCCAGAATGGCATACATTGCTGGGATTAAGCGGGCGTTGGAAATCGTTCGCGAGGAGGAGGCTAGAGATGACGCGAAAACAAAAGATTCGTGAGATCTTAATGCGGACGCCAAACGAGTGGGTTGGCGGAGACAAGTTGATGCAGTCAGATACGGGTGGCGGTCGCTTCGGCGCTCGGATTGAGGAGCTTCGCAAAGACGGGGACGAGATTGAGGCGCGAAGGCACCCAGATCCAAAGCGTGCAATCTGGCAGTACCGCATTATCAAAATTGCCAACACCCAGACTGGCGATTGGCTCTGTGCAACCTGCAGACATCCAGTCTCTTCTGGGTTTGCTGAGTCCTTTTCCTCAACCCTTGCGGACGGAATCAAGTCGGGATATTGCCCAAACTGCAAGGCCGGAAGGTTCTTTAAGACATCATGAGAAAGTTTCTGCTGTTCCTGCTTTCAGCCGCGATCCTTCTATTCCCCTCGCCAGTTGATGCAAAGACAGCAAAGAAGAAGCCGACCTTTAGGGCGGTAGACAATGTTCCAAGTGCCCCTGGTGCTGCGTGGGCTCAAGATCGAGTAAACCAGCCATGGGACAAGCTTGATGGCAGAACGCTCGCTGGGGCGCAGATGGGCTCTGGCATTACCGTCTATGTCATTGACACAGGCGTTGGGTCAGGCGATTGTCACGGGCACGGCTCGTTTATGGCCAGCCTAGTCAACAGCCCGTCTTACGGAATTGCGACATTAGCAACTGTTGTTGGCGTAAAGGCGCTTGATTGCAATGGAACAGGGACTCTTGCACAAGTCATCGCTGCGGTAAGGTGGGTTGACGCCAACGCTGAATATTCATCATCTATTGTGAATATGAGCCTAGGCGGCAATGCCAGCCCAGAACTTGATGCCGTGGTGAATGCCCTAGCAAAGAAGATGCCAGTTGTGGTCGCTGCGGGAAACGAGGCTACTAACGCATGCTTCAGGAGCCCTGCTCGCGCTAAGTCAGCAATTACCGTGGCAGCGATGACAAAGAATCACCTTCGCTCCATCTTTTCCAACTGGGGTAAATGCGTGGACATCTGGGCGCCTGGAAGTGCCATTGATGGTCTTGACAGGTTTGGAAACCCGATGGCGGCAAGCGGAACAAGCCCAGCAACTGCTTTGGTTTCCGCTGCAATTGCCTACATTGCCGATAGGGACAACTCAACGACGATGCAGGCGGCGCTGACGGTTATGAAGGAGAGCAGCGACATCATCATCATTGATGGAAGAACCAATGGCGTAAAGCCATACGTTCTGTGGATTCGCGATACTCCCTACCGCTGGATTAGAACCGTCTACCCGTCTTCGCTGAACTGAAGTAGAACTGGCTTCCAGACAGGTCTGCGGCGTAAACCAACGCATCTACAAGGTCGTCATGCTCCCCATTCGGGAACGCGCCCATCTCGGCTTCAAGGTCTGAGATGCCAGGACCGCCCTTCAGGTGGAATACCTTTCCTGATTCGTAGCGAGCGGCAAGACCGCGTGAACGTGTAACCTTATCTTTATCTGGGCGCACGGGACGGGCTGGCAAATTGGTCGTTCCAAGCACTTCGCGCACAAAGGTGCTCTGGTGCTGAACGGATTCAATATTCACAGACTCAAGGTTTCTTGATCCGTCATTTGCTCGGTTCCCGTTTGGGATGAGGTATTCCGGCCAAAGAAGCCGTGGACCGCCCTCTTCGCAAAGCTCGCCATTGTTGTCAACGCCAGTCAGCCACTTCTTATGCCCTTCGGCAAGGCGGGCTTTCCATGCGCCAATCACATACAGGTTGTGGTCCGCATCCTCAACCACCTCAACGGCAGTCGTGTAGTCGCTTCGCTCAGATGCAGAAGATGCAAGGTCAACACCGATTCTGTGGGCTCCGTCTGGAACCTTATCCACGTAGCGGAATGAGTCATATCGGAAGATGTTGCCGCCCATTGATGTGACGTCATTTTGGAACTGCAGCATGAAGATTGGCGTTCCCAGCTCCTCCTTCTTGCGATCCATGTCGGCAACCGTATACATCTCCGGCCAGAGAATCTTCCCGTCCTCAACCGCCCTGCGCAGCATGACTGGGGTACCCTTGGTTCCGAGCCCAGCATAGAAGTCGTCCTCGTGCCATCGCGTTCCGATATACCAACGCTTAGCCCCCGGCACAAGCATTGGGTCAACAACTTGCCAATAGGTATCAGACGCCTTTTGGCGCTGCACGGCAGTAGCGTTCTCTTTCATGCCCACCATGTCGTCGCCAATGAGAATGTCCAAGCGGGCACCAGGCTTAATAGAGCCAAGTCCATCTGCAAAGCAGGTGGCGTCCTTGCCCATTGTGGCTCCCTTGATTGTCCAGACTTCGTCAGTCCACTTTGGACCAGCAACGCCCCCCTGCGCCCACTCAAAGACTTCGGCAAAATGCGGAGACTCAATGATCGCCTTGATTGCTCGAGATCGCGCTAGGGCGTCAGAGAGAACGGAGGTCAGGATGCCAACGCGGATCTTTCCTTGACTTAGTCCGATAAGCCTTGCAACGCGATGGATCAACTGCGTGGTCTTTGCGTGACCGCGAGGCATCAAAACAAGCGCGCGGTCATTCTTGTCTAGGAATCTCTCCATCTCTCGGAGATGCTTGGGAAAAACAAGGTTGGAGACGTATTCGGCAAATGCCGCGTCAGACGTCTTTGCTCGTTCCCTCAACCACTGTCGGTACATCTGGCTGTCCATCCGGCTCCTCCTCTAGTGCTTCTGCCCAGTTGCGAAGTCGCTTCGCAAGGTCTTGACCGCTTAACTTATCAACTGGGTGCTCAGACAATTGCATCTGGACTGGCCCACCGTTTGGGCCGCTTACCTCAGTCTTCTGTGCCTCAAATGCACCAGTGAGCTTGGCAAGGCGATCTAGAACCTCAAGTTGAATCTTTAGGAATGCCGCCTCCCCAGAGATGGACTTGCCCTTTACCGCCCTGTGCCCAGAAGAGGCAAGTTTCGCAATCAGGTTTGCCCGTTCAATCAGCTCTAGTTTGCTTTCAGCAGATCCAATCCCCTCGTCAATCCACTGCTTGCGGATCGTGGTGATGTGGCGCCGAACCGTATCCGGGCGAAGGTCTACCACAACTGCGATTTCGTCTACGGGTACGCCCTGCAGCAGCAAGTTTTTGATGCTTGCCATCAGGCGATCCTTGTCTTCATTTGAGCGTCGTCCAACTTGTCCCATGTAACAATCTTATCATAGAATCTGGTCTTTACTGCAAGTTGCAAAGTTTCTACGCATCGTCTAGGATCATGGAATGAAAGCCACACCACAAACCCATAAGTTCCGCGAAGCACTCATTGCCGAGATGCGCCGCACGGGCATGTCTACCTATGAGCTTGCGCGACAGTCCCGCTGCAGCCATGCAGCAGTCCGGGCGTGGATTAACGGGAAGTCGCTTCCAAACTATCAGCGCGTAGCCCTGCTCTCTGAAATCTTTGGCTCAGAAAAGATCAAGCGTATCGGTATCTCCGCCTTAGAGCGGACGTGCGAGTTCTGTGGCAAGAAGTTCGTTACGACATCTTCCAAGCGCGGCCCAGCAAAGACGTGCGGCTCAGAGTGCGCCAAGATGATCAGGAAAACCGGGATGCGCCCAAAGAAAGAGATCCCCGTCTTTAACGCAATTGCGAACTACTGTGTGACCGATTGCGAGTTTGGCGAATCTGGAGCGTGCCGAAATTCTTCATGTTTCCTAGCGCCATTCACACCACTACCTTTTGCCGAGCCAAGCATGCAAGTGCCAGTTGGCAAGCGACAGATGTCAGAAGAAGACAAACTAAAGCGCTCCAACTGGGCAAAAGCATACTTTGCTAACCCAGAAAACCGTGCAAAGGTTGCCGCCGCAACCAAAGAAGCTCTAAATAGCAGGTCTAAAGAGCAAAGTGAGGCGCACGGTAAGGCTATTTCCCGCTTTGCCGAGACAATGAGGGCTGGTCAAGAGCAGCCAAAACCGTAGAAGATGCCCCTGTGGAGCAGCGCAGGGATTTACCATAGAATAGGGGCATGGCACTAAACACCTACAACATTGCAGCCGAACAGGGCAGCACCTATGCTGCAACTGTTACCTATAACGACAGCCTTGGCGCCCCGGTATCTCTTGTTGGAGCATCTGCCTCATTGAAGGTGCGACGATTTGCTGGGAGCCCAGAGGCGCAATTAACCCTTGGCGTGGGCAACGGATTGACCCTAGGCGGGGCGCTCGGAACCGTCACCATCAGTATTTCAGCAGCCGCCCTCGCTGCTGTTCCGGCTGGTCAATATACCTATGATCTTGAGGTTGTCCTTGCCAGCGGATCATCCGTCAAGCTCATTGGTGGAACATTTACGGTTGCCGCTGAAGTAACGCGATGAGCCCAATCGTTACCCAGCCAGACAGCGGGTCTATTTCTGTATCTGATTCCTCGGCAGTAAATGTCACAGTATCTGGGGGCAATAACAACCTTACGACCACAACTGCCCCTGCTGGCACAATTTCTATTTCCCAAGCCGGACCACAAGGACCGCAGGGACCAAAGGGAGACACCGGAGCAACTGGGGCAACTGGGGCAACCGGCTCGCAAGGGCCGAAGGGCGACACTGGTAATGCTGGCCCAAAGGGAGATACTGGCGCCACTGGGGCAAAGGGAGATACTGGCGCCCAAGGAATCCAAGGAATCCAAGGGATTCAGGGCATCCAGGGCATTCAAGGTGAGCCGGGACCTTCGCATTCAACCTATACCCACACCCAGAGCACGGCGTCGGCAACTTGGACAATCACGCACAACCTAAACTGCTTCCCCTCTGTTTCCGTTGTAGATAGCGCCAGTAGTGTCGTTTATGGGGAAATTGAGTATATTGACAACAATACCCTCAGGGTTACGTTCGCGGCATCCTTTGGCGGCAAGGCATACCTTAACTAGGAGGAAAAATGAAGTTTCTAACGGTTCTTGACCTTCAGAAGAATGAGATCCAGAACGCGGTTATTCAGAACCTAGCGGTTGCCCCATCCAGCCCAGTGCAGGGTCAGGTTTATTACGACACCGCAGCCGACGTCATTAAGGTTTA